AACCTGAATACACAGCTAAATCCCACCCATGCGATCAGTTTAGTAAAGCCTGATTCCAGTACCACGACCAGCGCGGGCATGGAGCATTGAAAAATCTCTGTAGACGAGATAGCCAAGCGCATCATTCATGTGGTCATAACCCGCGTCTTTATCAGGATCACCGGCCTCGGTGTAGCTCTGCAGCTCCAAACATTCGATGGTCCGTTTGCAGCTGGCGGCAATCTGTAGCCTCACTTGACCTTTCCCGTTCTCCAGCAAAGCCTGAACAGAAGCCACCCGATCACGGATGGGAGGGTTGGCCTTCGGTGATTGATTGCTGAACCCGTAAGACTCCAAGATTTGGATGTCAGTGCGCGAGGCATTCGTGCTTCGGTTTCCGCCTGATGCGTCAGGGTAGATATAAACCGGGCGTCCATCAGCTCGGCGTTGTATTTCTTGGGCCATGGCGTCGGTGTCATGTGCGCCGCTGATCTCATCGATCAGGAGAAGTTTTTCTCCAAGACGAACACCGATGACTGCGTTTGAGTTGCCAACGTTGAAGTCGCAGCCGACGCGTAGAGGTTCGCGGCTTACGTCTGGAATGTCGGTTATGACGTGCTTTGCCCGGTCGAAGCGGTCATAAACTTGACCAGTTGTGAGATTGCAAAATTGGCCTTCTAGGTAAGCCTGCAACAGGCTTGGGTCGTAGTTGGCCTGCAGTCGTTCGATGAAGTCTGGGGGCAGCCAAGGATTGTCTGCCGTGCGCATCCTAATGAGCTTTCGATCTGGGCGCTTCTGTGCATCTTCTGTGCCAAAGGTGCTCCACATCCAGCGGAAACCTTCAGGCGTTGACGCTGCGCCAAACTGGCGCACGTTGCCAGAGCGAAGACGGCCAAGGATTTTTGGGAACGCCTTCTCAGCAATAGATGGCGTCACGGTGTCGATCTCGTCAGCCAGTACCCAAGCAAGGTTCAGGCCGATGATGCGTGACCAGTTCTCGAAGCTGCGGCAGAGAATCTTGGTGTCGCCGCCCGGCAGATGCAGGACGTACTCAGCCAAGGGTGACGCCCTGAAGCTGTAGGGGATGTCGTACTGCTCCAGGAACGCCTCAAAGTCGTTCTGCCAGATGTCGCGAATCAGTGGGCCTGTTGGCTCCATCACGCAACCGATGAACCCTTGGTTGGCGATAGCAAGGGCCAAGGCCTTGGCGCAAAGGCTGCGCGTCTTGCCTGCTCCATAGCCAGCCGATAGCCCGATGATCTGCGTTGACTGATCATCAACAAAGGCAAGCTGCCCCGGATGCAGGTCAGCTTTGACCCGATCGATCAGTTCCGATGCGTCGATTGTCGTGTGGTTTTCACCAATGCGCTGAAGGATCGAACCACGTTCGATGTGGCTGAGGATGCTCACTGCAGAATCTGCGTGATCTGTGCGGCGGTCTTAATGCAGCCGAGCGCAGCGTTGAGATTGTTGGTTTTGCGGGCCTCTTTCTGCAGTGATGCGAGCTGGGCAAGAATCTCTGCCGTAAAAGTCAGGCGATCAGTCTCCCAGTCAGCACGGATAAGTTCACGCGCTGACGCGATATAGCGATCCGCCTGCCGCTCACTGCAATCCCATTCCTTCGCCGCGTACTGACAGATTTCTGAACGAACAGCACCGTTCGCCAAAAGGCGAGCCACGCGGTTTACACGTTGATCAACCTCAATTTTTGTTGACTTCTTCGCCATCAGCCCTGAGGCTCCTCCTGATCAAAGTGTGCCGCAGAAGGGTGACAAATGGCGGTGTTGCCGGTGAACTCCTCCCAGCGTTTCACGATCACGTCGCAGTAAGCGGGGTCTAGTTCCATCAAGCGCGCATGGCGACGTTGACGTTCACAGGCGATAAGGGTGGAGCCTGAGCCGCCGAACAAATCGAGCACAACAGAGCCAGCGTCATATTCGTTAAAGGCCCATTCAGCGAGAGCAACCGGCTTTTGCGTTGGATGAACCCGTGCTTGACCTTGCTCTGATGCTTTGATCATGCCGTGCCACTGGTGGGTAAACATCCGAGTCCGACCATGCTGATTAGTCCAGGCAAGTTCAGCAGCGCTGTAGTTATCACCAATGACCTCTTTGTTCCAAACAACCCAAGAGCATCCAGGTTCAAGCGTTGAGCAGTAATAGTTTGCCCCCCAGTAAATCTGCACGGGAATCTCCAATGCTTGAGTCAAGCGCCATGCGTCTTCTGCTGCTTGAGTTGATTCGTCATTTTTGATCATTCCAAAGTCGTTGGCTTTGGTTGCACCTGCTTGTCCTTTGCCTGCGTAAGCAATGCCATAAGGCGGGTCGGTGAACACCATGTCGGCCTTCTTTCCGTCCATAAGGCGTTCGACGTGCTGCGGGTTTGTTGAGTCACCACAGAGAAGTCGATGGTTGCCAAGGATCCAAAGATCACCGGGTTTGGTGATGGGGTCTTCGGGGGTGTCCGGTACGTCGTCAGGATCGGTGTTGCCCTCCTCAGGCTCTAGCTCCGTGACATTGAGCAGCTCGTCAAGATCTTCTGCGTTGAACCACGGCTCTAGGTCGTGCTCCTCAGAAAGGCGGTGGAGCATCTCTTGGTCCCACTCGCTGAGATCAGCGGTGCGGTTGTCGGCAAGAGCCAGGCCGACCTTTTCTTCTTCTGAAAGGCCAGAGCGGCGAACGGCGATCACCTCGTCGCCTTCTGATTCGATGATGCGCACACGGCGGATGCCTGCTGCCTTGGCTCCGTCGATGGTGCCGTTACCGGCGAGGATGCGGTTTTCTTCGTCGATGACGATGGAGCGGGCTGCGCCGTAGCGTTGCAGCGATTCTTTGATTAAGTCAGAGGAACGATCTGTGCGACGGCGTGCATTTTTGTGATCAGATTTCAGATCGTTGATTGATGCCACCCGTTTGATGTCTTGACTTCCACGCTGACATTAGCTGATTGATTTTGACATCAACCAAGTGCATCGAAGATACGGTCCCGACATATTCGCCCACCTGAATCCTGAGGCATCCGTCTTCGAGGGTGCGGATCTTGGGATTGGGCGTAGGCAGCTCTGAGGCGTCGCTCATAGTCGAGGAACTGGCTGAGTTCATTTTGGCGCTGAAGAGCGCGGAGGGATTCTTGGTCCATGGTTTTGAGTTTTGGTGTCGGGGGATGGATCGGACCTCAACCCGCCCTGCTTTTCCCTCTTGGGTGTTGTATGGCTTTCAGCCTGAGCGGGGGAAGCTCAAGCATCAGGCTCCCCGACGTGTATTCAGTTAGGCGGTCGCATGTCTTGCCAATAGTCGCGCAGGTCAACCAACGCATCTTTGAGGCTTGGACCACCGGGGCTGGAATCCCAGCCCTCAGGCAACCAATCTGTATTGATGAAGATCGACAAGTGATCACCCTGTTCTGAGACTCGACCCTTTGGCGGGTCATAGCCATCGCACCAAGGCGCAGCGTCTAAGTCTGCGTAAGTGCGGGGGAACCTATAGCCGTTCATTTGTATTCCTCCACGGTGTAGGAGAAGCCGCAGTCCTTGGCGTCTGCGATGAGCTGATCACGCTCGCGCTCGTTGTAGGCCCATTCGGTCCATTCGAGGCGATCGTTGAGCTTGGCCTCGACGTAGTAACGGGTGGCGGGTTCCATGTCTTGAAGCTTTAAGAGGTTTGTAGCTTCAAGCTGCTCTTGATGCCGCTGAAAGGACTCAAACCAAAGCAGTCGCATGTTGTGATTGTCCATGGCTCAAAGGTCCTCCTCGGTGTGCTTGATCTTGACGCTGACCTGACGCTCGGGGATGGCGTCTAGGAACATGTCGTGCAGCTCGCCAAACAGTTGGCGCTGATATTCGTATGTCTCGCTCCTTTTGACGTCCATGCCCCTGCTGACTGTTGAGCGGTAGTACCTGCGCTGCTTGCCTGCATTGGCATTGCGGTCGGCCTGCATCTCAGCCATTTGAAAAGCCTTGGCGATCAGGTAGAGATCGGCAACGCTGCAATCGATTTGAACTTGCATGGTCAGGCCTGAATCATGTCTTTGGTTGAAAGCGTCAACCAGCAACCGATTTCGCATCGCATCTCTTCATGCGCATCAACGATTTCGTATTCAGCGATTTCTCCTACGACGCTCATGCGAACGTCTTCAGGGTTTCCGAAAACCAGTCCGGGATAGTCGTTGTTGCTGTAGGTCATTGGCTTGAGGTTGTGCGGATCTCCCGCTTGAACAAAGTATGGCATACCAAGGGCAAGGGCGCAAGCCCCCGCCTTAGGCGGCGAGGAGCTTGGCGTCAATGTGAGCGAAGCAGCGATCAAGGGTGCCGCTGATCTGAAGCTCGTTGGTAGCCATGTCGCGGAGCACGAAGCGGGTCTCAACGTGCTTGGTCCAAGTGTTGTGCAGACCGTCAACAGCTGCCTTGCGGACAGTCACCTTTTCGATGAAGAAGCCGCCTTTGGCCCCGATGGTCTCGACGTTTTCTTCGAGGCAGGTGGCGAAGCCGAGAGCAGGGTTGAAAGTCTCGGTGTCGAAGATGCGTTGGAACATTGTCTTGAGGTGTTGAGGTCGTGGGATCTCTCCCGATGAATTAAGTATTGCATGCCAATGGCATACCGTCAACCCAAGAGGCTCAACTGCTCAGCAACTGGCGGCAACACACGGTTACCCCATTGCTCGCCCATAGCTGCAGCAACACCCATGAAGGTACGGCTGCGTTCTTTCCAGCGGTCAGGGCTTGGACCCATCTTGATGATGTTGCACTCTCTGCCTTCTACGCAGTTGCTTGGCCTGAGCCTTGGCAGATTTTTGAGCCAAAAGCAGGTGGCTTTCGTTTCCCCGTGTCCGTGCTCCCATGGCTGGATAATTTGATCGGGCTTCCTGATCGCGGTGCTGATCATGCTGATGGGGTTTTCAATGCACCACCTGGGGATGGGCGCATCCATCAGCAGCCGCACGAACGCCAAGGCTTGATCAGTCAGAGCTGGATCACGCTTGCCTGAGTAGGTGGCCCACATGCCGCTAATCGCGAGATAGGTGCAAGGTGGATGGGCAACCATCAAATCCCAGCCATCGTGCAGCAGCTCTTCAACAGGGCACTGATAGTGCCATCGAGGATCTGCCTCGCACTCCAGCAGATCACAAGACCACGCATCGTGACCATGACTGCGAAAGGCATCGCGCACTCTGCCGCTGTATTCACAGGCAACAAGAACTCTCATGTCATGCAATATCCCGACTCACAACCGTCTTGTTCTTCAAGCCAGTCAGGGAATAAACCTAGTTGATCCGGTATGGCGTCAGCTAATGGCCGACACCTTCCGCTCATAAAAACAGGATCCTTGCCAATGTCACGGCGCTTTTGATTCAAAACGTTCTCAATCTCTACAGCCTGCGCGAATAGCTCAGGTCGTTCGCGCCTAAGAGTGATCCATTGATCGGTTGTCTTGTAAGGGCAAAACCAACAAGCCGATTTAGGAGGTTGAGGCAGTCCTGCGCTACGGACAAGCTCAAGGCAATCAGCACGACTGATGCCTAGTTCAATCAATGGATATGCGCTGCTGTAGCCGTCAGACTCACGCGATGGCGTAGCGCGGTGCGGCTCGTCAGTGCTGATCCCCTTGCCAAGAATGCAACCAGGGGCATTCGCCTTGATCCATTTGGCGATCGGCTTGATCTTAAAAGTGACAGTGCAGTTTCGATTCCCTGGCGCTCCATTAGTCATTCGCACGGGAATGTCGATGGATCTGATGGGCCGATGCAGTTCCTCGAAAAGATCTACCGGGTCACCATTTCGGCGTCTGCGCTGAATGTCTACCCAACGGATGCCGTTCTGCTCTGCATAAGGCTTAAGGACCTGCGCAACGTATTTGATGGTCCTGGGGTCTTCAGCCTTGTCCCCGACGTTCGCAAAGATGAACGTCTTGTAGGGAATGCGGCCCTGCGCAGCAAGGACCAAACAAGCGGTGGACTGAACACCACCGCCACAGGAGAAAACGTGTTCAAGCATCAGCCGCTAACGCGCATATCACCGTGCAGA